AAATGAGTGTGTCCTTACTACAGGACTGTCTCATAGAGGACTTGGTTTGGATGTAGTGGCATTCAAGTACTGTGATGCTGTAATGACGAAAGATATCAGAGGTAACATACATCGTGAGGGATTGACTCCCAGAGTGATACGGTATGCTGCTGATGATGTCAAGTTTCTCAAGGGTATCTACGACTCTCAAATGGAGAGAGTCGAAGAACTTGACCTTGAACGTACTATTTCCTTGGAGTCACAGTATGTATCTGCTCTTGCATATACAGAGTATTGTGGATTCAAGTTGGATACAGAAAGATGGTTAAGTAATGACGAAGACCATCAGGCTCAGGAGAAAGAAGCTGAGCAGGAAGTTGTCAATTGGATATTCGATAACATGCCTCAGTATCGTGAGGCACAGTTGGATCTGTTCTCTGAGGATAAGACGATATCCCCTAAGATAACCTCCACAAAAGATATGACAGAGGTATTCAAGACACTTGGTGTTGATACTACTGTCATGGATAAGGGTAAGCCAAAAGACTCTATAGAGTCCAAGCACCTGAAGAAATTCAAGAATGAGTTCCCTCTCATCCCAATATATCTGAAATACATGGAGAAGAGGAAACTGGTAACGACATATGGAGAGTCATTCTTGAAACATGTGAACAGGAGTACCGGTAGATTGCATAGCAACTATTGGCAGATACTGAATACAGGTAGGATATCATCATCCGATCCCAATCTTCAGAACATTCCTGCTGACGAGAATATAAGAAAGTGTTTCATTGCAGATGAAGGTAATACTCTTGTTGTAGCTGACTATTCAGCTCAGGAGACAAGGGTACTCGCTGACATGGCCAATGAGCGCAACTATATAGATTTCTTTAAGAACGGTGATGGTGATTCACATTCCATGGTAGCTTCCAGAATGTTCTCTGAAATAGAAGGTAGGCCTGTAGTGGTCAACAAGAAAGAGAACTCTGATAAGAGACAGATCGGCAAGATACTGTCATTTCAGATAGCCTATGGTGCATCAGCATTTTCCGTTAAAGACAGCTTTGGTATATCTGAGAAGGAAGCTCAGAAGTTCATTGATGCCTATCTTGATTCTTTTCCTGATCTTAAGAAGTATTTTGAGAGAAGAAAGAAAGAGGTGATAGCATATGGATATGTGATAACTGATAGAGTATCAAAGCGAAAGATATTCATGGAAGGTTTTGATAGATTCTCTGAGTTGCGTGAGGAGATACAGGACATCTATGATAACGGATCGGTGCCTGACAGAGCAATGATACGTGAATACTACACCACTAAAGGTAAGTATGAACGTAATGCCCTGAACTATCCGATCCAATCGGTCTCCGCAAGTATGATGAAGCTTGCAGGAGTAAAAGTGTTCAATTATATTCTGGACAATGACCTACAAGGCAAGGTCAAGATGGTCTCATTCATTCATGATGAGATGTGTTTGGAATGCCCTAAAGAAATGGCTGAAGATATGGCTACCATGGTACAGGATGCCATGGAATCTGCAGCCAGGGCGTTCTGTGATCATGTTGAGATCCCTGCTGTTCCGAATATTACAGAGTATTGGCAAAAATGAAAAAGAACAATTAAAATGAAAGATCCCCGTGACAAAGTACAAAGAGAAGCATTCAAAGCCTGGTGTGAAAATGGCCGCCAGGGGACAATACAGGCCATTACAGGTGTAGGTAAGACATTCATTGCATTGCATGCGATAAATGAGCTTGAAGTAGGAGACAGGATACTCTTTCTTGCTGAAACGAAACAACGTGAGAAGGATCTTAAGGAAGAGATCATCAAGTACAGAGAGGTCTTTGGTATAGATCTCAGTGGTAAGGACATAGAGTTCATGTGTTATCAGTCTGCCTATCGTAAGATAGGTATGGAACACACTCTTGTAATTGCAGATGAGATACATGATTCCCTGTCTCCGGCATATTCAAAGTATTATCGTAATAACAGTTATGACCGCATAATGGGACTGTCAGCTACGATAGATGACGATGAAGTGACCATAGATGGTGAAGAGACCACTAAACTGGATCTGCTCAATACCATTGCACCTATATGCTTTTCATACACGTTGAATGAGGGACAGGAGGATGGTACTTCCAGGCCACTTGATATCTATGTACTGCATCACAAGCTGGACAGTACTAAGAAGGTCATACCTGGAGGTAGTAAGAAGAAACCATTCATGACCACTGAGGCGAAGACCTACGAGTATTGGGACAAGAGATTCAAAAGATCCATGTTCTATCGTAATCCAGCTCAGAAAGAGGTCGAGTTCAGGATAAGCTCCAATAGAAGGGCTGAGCTTCTGTATTCTCTTCCCTCAAAAGTAGAGGCTATAAATCAAATACTTGCAGAACTTAACGGTAAAACCATTATCTTTGGCAACGATCTTAAGGCACTTGAGGATATAACTCCTAATGTGGTAAGATCAGCGAAGAAGGGAGAATCTGCCAAACATCGTGAGTCAGAGAACTCAAAGATCAGGCAGAAGTTTGACAACGGGGACATAGATGTGATAGCATCATTCAAGATGCTGAAGCAAGGTGCCAATCTGAAAGGCATCGATAACGTCATTCTCATGTCGTACTATAGTAAGGAGAGAGATCTTCTTCAACGTGTAGGACGATTGAGAAAGGACGGCAATCGCATCGGTACCGTTATCATTCCGGTAACTGTAGGTACTCAAGAAGAAAAATGGTTCACAAAGATGACGGAGGGAGTGAACATAAGAATGACTCCCTGTTTGAACGTGACGGATCTTGTATCCAGGCTGAAATAGAGAATGTTGATCTTATACATGCATTCATCGATATCCTTCGGGAAGAGATGGATGATATACAGGAGGATCAACTACCACTGTTGTTGAGGAAAAGGTTCGGTATCGGTCTCAGTTATGAGCAGGTACAGGACGTTCTTTATGGCAGACCGTATATTGTAGAAAGAGAGGATGCAGGGACAGTATATTTATGATCCTTGTAAAAGTAGTAGAATGATTATTACAATCGATACGGAAATTCTTGATGAACATCTTATAAGACCTGATGAGTATGTGTATCTGGCTAGACTTATGGCGGAGACCGATGCTCTGAAGAAAGTGCTGTTGAATGTTGATGGCAAAAAACTTGTAAGACGTGGATACATTGAGATAGATGATGGGCAGGCTTATCTGACAGAGAAGACCAGAGAGCTTTTTAAGATACCTAGGGAGGGTTTTGTTACTCCTAAAATAGATCTTGATGTTGCTGTAAGTGAAGAGAACATCAAAGAACTTGCAAAGAAGTATCAGAGTATATTTCCTGTAGGTATAAGAAGTGGAGGTTATCTTGTAAGAGGTACTGCACAATCATGTGAGAGTAAGCTTAAATCCTTTAGAAGAAAGTATCCTGATTATGATGAGGCGATCATCCTTCAGGCAACTCAAAGTTATGTGGATAGAAAAGCAAGAGAGGCCTATAATCATATGAAGCTGGCACCGTATTTCATCGAAAAGGATGGAATATCGATGCTTGCAGCAGAGTGTGAGGAATTATTGGCCAAAGGTGCAACAGGAAGAAGTGATGATGACTGGGGAAAGGACGTATGATGCTGCATACAATCGAATAATTGGAAACCGTGACAGGGTTCTGTCAGGAAAGGTCAACTGTATACCTTTCAAACTACCGAGACTCCAAAAATTCGTACCGGGACTTGAACCAAGAACTTACACCATACTTACAGCGTCAAGTGGTGTAGGAAAGTCAAAGCTTGCTAAGCTGTTGTACGTGATAAGGGCGTATGAATACATCAGAGAGAACCCTGATTGTGGGATCAAACTGAAGATCTTTTACTTCTGCCTTGAGGAGTATAGAGAGATATTCATGCAGTCACTTATCATCCACCGTCTTTATAGTCTGTACAATAAGAGGGTGGATATCAAGGTATTGAACTCCATGCAGCCTGAGAATGTGCTGGACGAGGAAACTGTCGAACAGATAAGAGGACTCAAGGAGTATTTTGATGAGATGGAGCGTAACTGCTTGGTCATCTATGATAGGCTGAAAAGCCCTGAGAAGATATACCATGCATTGAAAAGTTATGCTGAGGCAAATGGTAAATGGGAGAATGATGTTTATGTTCCAAATGACCCTGAAGAGTTGATAGTACCGATCTTTGATCACATATCACTTCTTCAACCCAGTAAGGGAGAGTCATTGATGGATGCTATAGGCAGATTCTCTTCAAACTTTCTTGTCGATCTCAGGAATACTTACGGAATGTCTCCTATAGTTGTTCAGCAGCAATCCTCTGATAAGGAGAAGCAGGTCTATACCACATCAGGTTCTTCTGTGGAATCAAAGTTGGAGCCATCATTGGATGGCCTGGCTGACAATAAGAAGACACAGAGGGATGCGGATATGGTAATAGGACTGTTTGCACCTAACAGATATGAGATACCTCAACACAGAGGTTACAATATCCGTAAGATGCAGGACTTCTATCGATCAATATCAGTTCTCAAGAACAGGTATGGAGCTTCAAATCTGAGAGTAGGGACGTTCTTTGATGGTTGCGTCAGTGAGTTTGTAGAACTGCCCAACGCCTCAGATGAAGTACAGATGAGTAGAGTTTTCAATTTAATAGAAACACTTAATGAGTGAAATTATTCTGCCAAGGGAGAAAGTAAAGGCCACCCAGGTAAATCCTAGACGGCTTGTGCTGTACGCACCTCCCAAAATGGGAAAGACCACACTCGTATCAATGCTTGACAACTGTCTTATACTTGATCTCGAGAACGGTTCTGACTTCGTTGATGCCGTCAAACTGAAGGCTGATAGCGTAGATGAGATCCGCCAGATCATGGACAAGATAGATGAAGCCGGAAAACCCTATGACTATATAGCCATAGATACGGTGACAAAGCTTGAGGAAATGGTCCTCCCACTTGCCCTCAAGTTGTACATGAACACGCCAATGGGTAAGAACTTCAAAGGTGATGATGTCAGAAAGTTACCTAACGGTGCAGGCTATCTTTATCTTCGTGAGGCCTTTTCAAAGGTCATCTCAAGAATAGAGAAGAGTGCATCAAAGGGTATAATCCTGATAGGTCACCTGAAGGAGAAGATGCTTGGTAAAGAAGGTAAGGAGGTAAATGCAAAGGATATTAACCTTACAGGACAGAACAAGAATATTGTCTGTGCTGATGCAGATGCCATCGGATATCTATACCGGGACAAAAGTAAGACCATTCTCAACTTCTCATCATCTGAGGAAGTACTCTGCGGATCACGATCTGCACACCTTAAAGGTAAGAGTATATTACTCGGTGAAGAAGTTGATGGTAATTTAGTATCCCATTGGGATGAAGTATATTTAACTAATCAGTAAAACTGATAAAAAATGAAGATCGATAATAGATCAAATGACGAAGGTGGATCAAGAAAATTGTACACCGGCCTTGCTAACATGAAAGTAGTGGCTATCAATCCTACAATGTCTGAGCTTACTGAGCTTGGATATAATCCTACACAGGAACCTGAGTATATCTCAGTAACTCCTGAGGGTCATGCTAAAGTAGTGATCGATTTCTTCCTTAAACACGAGGAGACAGGACTTCTTGCCAAAAGAAGATTCTGGTTGGAGAACCGTGATCGTGATACTCGTGCCGGTGATAAGAAAGAGTACATCAATAACTACGGACAGACAACATTCGTAGAAAGCATTGATGTTCTTCAGCAGTGGTTCGGTAAAGAAGGTGCCCGTCCTGCCAAGGTAGGTGAGGGGCAGCTTATCAACTTCATTGCAGCCTGGGCCAATGTGAATCCTTATGCAGATGCAGCAGGTAACAGAGGTCTTTGCTACTTTGAGGATGTTAACAAGTTGTTTACCAACGATCTGAGTGAGATCCGTGAGATCTTTGGTCAGATCAAGGATAATAACGAGGTAAAGGTATTACTCAATGTAATTACCACTGAAGATGGTAAGACCTACCAGGATGTTTATATGCATCACTTTGATAGAGCAGCTTCCAAGTCTACTAAGGCATGGGAGAATGCACTTGCCAACGATTACACTCAGTGTAAAGGCGATTACCAGAACTCTTTGGAGTTAAAAGAGTATGTTGCCAAACCAGTGACCACAACTGATACTCCAGATGTTGCATCAGGTGTAACTGAGGACGTAGAAGCTCCTTGGTAAGATGTTCCAGACAAGGAATGCGGAAGTACCATTAAGGGTAGATATCCTTGAAGAGTACAGTGAGCTGCAGATATACAGGCACTATTTTCCTGACATTCCTATCGGTGAGGTAACTTCCTCTCCATTCAGAGAGGATAGAACTCCTTCATTCATAATCAGAGTGAAGGATGACCACACCTATTATCATGATTATGCATTGGGAGAGACGGGGGATGTTATATCCTTCGTCTCCAATGTATATCCTGAACTGGACCGTGATGAATTGCTGTTACAGATAACAAAGGATCTTAATACCGGTGAAGTACCTGACGTCACATACGTGAGAAAGAATCCCATAAAGAGGGATCTGAAGATAAAACGCAGGGAATATACTAAAGGAGATCTTGCATTCTGGGATCAGTATGGTATCACAGAGAGGACTCTGAAGTTATTCAGGGTCAGCCCCATTTCATATTACTGGATCAATGACACAAGGTTCACATGTGATGAGCCTGCATATGCCTATGATCTTGGTGGAGAGTATAAGGTGTACAGACCTACCAAAGAGGATTACAGGTTCATAGCAGGAGGAGTTAAGATACAGGGAATCGATCTATTACCACAGACACACGACATTCTGATCATTCAGAAATCATATAAGGACGTGATGTTGTGCTATGAGTTCGGATATCCTTCAATGGCTCCACAGAGTGAGACATGTCCGATACCTTCTGATATAATGGAGGACATGAAACAAAGATTCAAACGTATAGTCATACTCTATGACAACGATGATGCAGGCATAAAGGCTGCAACACAACTGTCAGAACAGTACGGTCTTCAGAAAATATTCCTTACTGAGGCAAAAGATCTTTCAGATCATGTATTTTTGCATGGCAAGGAGTATACCGAGAATACGTTAAAAGAACTGTTAAATGAACAACAATAGACGAAGAGGTAATAAATGGGAACTGGATTGCATAGCAGTCTTGAAGGAACTCTTTCCAGATGCTGTCAGCTCTAGAGCTGAGAGTAGGATGAGAGATGCTGCCAAGGTTGACATATGCTATACAGGTGAGTTTAATTTCCAATGTAAGAATCTATCGAAGAAAGTAAATTACGATGAGATATTGGCAGAAATGCCAGATGAGGGGAAGATCAATGTCATACTCAGTAAGTTGACAGAGAAGAAAGGTAAGCGCTTCTATGAGAAGGGCAGATTCGTAATGCTGGATATGATGGATTTTGTAAGGATTCTAAATGGATACATTGAGAATAGCAAACCTCGGTCTTGATAGGGATGTCTTGGAATATCTTGAGTCAAGACTCGGGAAGAATGCATCTTTTTCTGTAGCCCGTAACTATCTGGAAGATATGATGATTGAGTATTCACTCAATATCATGATACCTGACCCGGATGAAACGGTCATACAGTTGATCAAAGATCATTATACATTAAGTACATATTATTCACAACTCATAGAAAAAGAAAATGAGAACTATCACAGTAAAAACAGGAAGCGGCTCTCAGAGCTATCAGTCTAATGCAACAACCCTTGCAGAGCTATCTGCAGAATCAGGTGTTGATTTTACAGGTCAGTCAGTAATTGCTAAAGAAGCAAGACTCATGTTGGATGATCTGTCCACACCGTTGCCGACAGGAAACATCACCCTCGTTGCAAGCCCTGCCCGTATGAAGGCAGGAGCCTAAGATGGAAGGAGAGAGAGAGGCGAAAGCCTCTCTTTCTTTTCTTATTCACTAACCATAAATAAATATATCATGGTGATAACACAGGCCGTTACGGCCGACACTATAAAGGAATGTGCAGAGCAGTTCTTTGAAAATGTATCAGTGACTCCTAATAATGTTTACATATACTTTCCAGAGCTTACCATTACCAATGAGTATGATCTGAGTATAGACATTAAAGGTTTTATTGTAAGATTTCAATATATGATACAAATGGATAATACTGTTCTTATTGATCGTATACAAGGACTCAGAACAGAGATGAATCTGATACAGTTTCTTGGTAAGTATAATCATTCCCATCTTCCCAGATACCATATAAATGAATTTGGTAATTTTTGTTTGGGATCTGCAACTCCTATAAGAGAAATGACCCAGAATCCTATAACTGATCTGGATATGTTGTTTGCTACAATAAACTCTTATGTCCGTAATGAATCTGTTGAAGGTGTTCCTCATATAAAGATGGATACTGTAATGGATCTGGGTTCTGTACTTAGAAAGATTCTTCGTAGTAAAGACCCAAAGGTAAAGCATATTGTAAGGTTTGCGAAGAGACTTATAAATGATGGCTCTTTACAGTATCAGTACGTAAATGACGGTATATTGCCTAAAGTAAGAATAAAAAGAGGTGACGATGCTGTTTTAAGTACCATGCTTACCGAAGAAGGTCTTGGAGTAGATGCATCTCAAATGTCTTTGGAAAATATACTGAGACTTGTAAATACGGAAATAGTAAACGAAGATGGTGAGTATTCTCTTCCATTTGAAAGCTCTGTAGAAGTAGGAGGTTTTACTTTTGATAGGTTGAAAATAATCCCTACTCAAGAGGAGCTGGACTTTATTGAAAATTCTACTGTAGGAGCCGGTAACCTAGAACTTCAAGAGACTTACAGATCAATAGAAGCTCTAATAAACAAATATTTAAACTTATGAAGCATTTTGAAATGTCCCAAGGTTATACCTTGATGATCAGCCCATCGCTGATGAATGAGATAGCTTATCTACATTCAAAGAATGATAACAAGGAATGGTGTGGTATGCTATTCTATGAAGAAGTCTCAGGATCTCTGTTCAACTCAGATCTGGTACTACGTGCAAAGCATATCTATCTTCTTGACATAGGAAGTTCTGCCTATACTGCAGGATCAGTTGATCTTGAGCTGCTTGACTTCTTTGAAGAAGTACCTGAAGCTGAAGACATGAGACGTGGATTCATTCACACTCATCATGGCATGAAAGCCTATTTCTCAGGAACTGATATGTCAGAACTGTATGATAATACCAAGCACTATGATTATTATCTATCTCTTATAGTCAATCACGCCACTCTGTTCGTAACCAAAATAGGTATAGAGGCTGAGATAGGAGTGACAGGTACTACATTCAAAGTAGATAATCCACCTATTCTTACATTTGATGGTAAGGTAGAGTTTGATATTCCTGTCAACCTTGCGGCAAGGCAGCTCAAGTTATCAAGAACTGTAGTACAGGGATATAATAGTTCAAGAGAGTTGTATAAGGATACTCCTTTCGAAGATCATATCTCTCCTAACCAGATGACCATATTTGATGTGCCTGGCGTAGAGTCTGAGTTTAAGAAATATCCAGATCATATGTACAACATCAATGCCTTTACTGCAGTACGTAAGTTGATAGGTCTGCCGATAAGTAAGGAGCTTACAAAGGAAAATATCATAGAGGCTTTAAAACCTCTTGAAGTTCTTTCTGAGGAAACAAAACGGGCCATTATTGATACTGAGATAGAGCATTCTATTGCTGTCGTCCTGCAAGAGATATATGGCACCCAAGATGAAGATATAGCCTTGGGATGTAATGAGATCTATAACTTAATGGTAGATTATTTTCCAGAAGAAATAGACCTTAAAGATCATCCGTTCGTACAAGAAGTGATAAATACACTCTTTGAAGAAGTAGCGGTCTTGACCATGTAATTACAGTAACTTATAATAAAATCATAGAAAATGAATGATACACGTTATGGTAGATTCAAGGACAGTCCATGGTTCGATAAACCCCTCCCTCCTATTATTGTAGGAGGTGCAGGCGGTATCGGATCATGGTTCATGATCCTTTTGATGCGTACAGGAGACCATCAGGTAATGCTGATGGATCCTGATATTGTAGAGGAAAGCAATCTTGCCGGTCAGTTCTATACAGAATCTGATATAGGTAAGACAAAGGTGGTTGCAGTGTCTGATCATGTTGATAGGATGTGTGGTAAAAAACCAGGACTGTTTTACAGTACTGAAAGATACCTTCCTAACTCTGAAGCTACTCCTATCATGGTTTCATGTTTTGATAACATGCAGGCCAGACAGGATATGTTTGCAAACTGGGAGAAACAGGACAATCCTAAACTCTTTATAGATGGTAGGATGAATGCTGAAGCCTTTCAGTTATTTGCAGTAACTCCTAAGAATGCAGAGAGATATAAAGAACATCTGTATGATGACTCTTCTGTACCGGATCTTGCTTGCAGTTATAAGGCAACTTCTCATACTGCAGCTATGCTTGCAGGTAAGATGGTTGCTGTTTTGAATAACTGGATATGCATTGATTATGGATCTGATGTAACTAGGGAGGTACCGTTCTTTATCAAGTATGATCTTTCACTAATGATGGAAACAGTAGAGATATGAAAGTAATGTTGAAATCAAAGTCAAATAAACCTGATACATTTGATTCTAGACTTAATTATAGAGCCAACGACAACGTCTTGAATAATACATTCTACTTGCAAAACTTTCAGACGTTGCCTTTAGCATTTGATCTTAAGTATAATACTGATGCGGACTATCTTCCTATTGATATGATTCTTTACGGATCAGATGGTATTATATGCAAAGAAAGAGGTGTTTCTTCTGCTACTCGTAAAACTTTTCTAGAAATACTTGATATAAGAGTAAATACTCATAGATTATATGCAGGTATTGATAGAGATGATTGGCGAACAATTCATTTTATAAAAGATGGTATTGTTTATAAAAATGCCAATGACGTGGTAACTCCAATGGTAGGTCTGTTCATTAAGAATAACACTACCAACAGAATATCTTTGAAGAAGGATGTGGCTCTTAATAAGGCAATTAACAGTGCAGTGTTCAATATACCTATGGATTCTGTGCTGTTCATACATCCGGAATGTCTTCAAAAGGGGACCTTTTCTGAGAAGTTATTCGGTACCTACTGCAGAAAGATGTTAAAGACCTATGACTTTATACAGTCTACAGGAGATATGAGTATATTTGATGGACTGTTCAAGCATAAGATAAAAGAGCCTAGAGGGTTTGCAGAGTTTGAGCAGTTCAATAGTACAGTAAATACACATTTAAAAGAAGTATTAGATGAAATCTATGAATGAACAGGAGTACAGAAATGCAGAGGGTATATCAAGGTCACTACTCAGTGACTTTGATGATCACCCTATGAATGTAAAAGAACCTAGAGAAAGTGTAGAATCAGATGCATTCCGTATAGGGAGTGCATTTGATGCTCTGATGTTTCAGACCGCAGATGAGTGGAATGAAAGATACTATGTATCAACTACAACTCCACCTACAGGTATGATGGTAGGCATGGTAGAGGCTGCAATAAACATTAAACTTGCAGATCCTTTTGGAGATGTTGATGTCGCAGAGCTTGCATTTGAAGCCTCTGAGTATAAGCCTTCTTATAAGAAGACCGCACTTACTCAGTTTGAGACCTTTAATGATTACATTAACGAAAGATGTGAGAATGATGGTAAGGTCTGTATCTCTCAGGAAGAGTATGATATGATGAGCAGAATGAAGGTGAACTGTCTGACAGACAGCTCTGCCAGAAGATTCTTTATTAGAAATGCCCATCCTGATCTTGAGCTGAAGTTTCAAGTACCTGTATTCTGGGAGCAGTCAGGAGTAACATGTAAGGCCCTTCTTGATATTGCACTTGTAGATCATGCTGAGAAGAAGATATACCCTGTGGATCTGAAGACAACTTCGAGCAGTATATATCATTTTGCATCTTCATTCATCAAGTACAAGTATTACCTACAGGCTTCAATGTATACTGCAGCAGTAGAAGAGTTGTTTGTCAATGAGATCTCTGAAGGTTATACTGTTGAGAACTTCAAGTTCATTGTAGTTGGTACCACCGGACGTAATGATGTCCTTACATATACTGTATCTGATGCAGATCTGCAGGCAGGAGACTATGGTTATACTGATCTGTATGGTAATTATCATAGAGGCTGGATAACTCTTCTTGAAGATCTGTCATGGCATTATGAGAATGATCTATGGAAGCATCCTCGTAATGTATATGCACATCAGAATGACATGCCTTTAAACTGTACAGCACCATGGAGACAGCAACTGCAGTTACAATAAAGGATCCTACCTGTGTAAGTATCAGAGTTGATGGTACTGCAGAGGTAAGACAGGCTGATAATACTATCCATGAAATAATTCATTCAGGTATGAGGTACGCTCCTGGCAGGATAATTCCTGTCCAGGACGGACTCTTCCGTATAGATAATATAGAGAAGAAAGGTAATAATCTTTATCATCTGTATTCTATGGAGACCTCTGATTCTTCTATATTCCTGGCTCCTATGTTATTCAGTACAAGGGCTCAGATAATGTGGGATACATACTTTATGAATGTATTTCTGTGGATAGAGGATGTACCTACTATGAGATTGCATGTTCTCTTACGTAAAGGATACAGTGATGCATTCAATGCATTGGAATCTATTATAAGAGACCATGAGGATTTTG